ATAAACCTTCAACCGATGCTGATCTTAATGAGACTTCACTAGAAGCCGCCATTATAACAATCGCTGGTTGGACAGATGAGCGTGGTTTGCTGATTGCAGCTAAACCAAAGAAATTGATTATACCGCCTAACTTGATGTTTGTTGCTCAACGGATACTACAGTCTGATCTCAGAGTGAGTACTGCTGACAATGATATTAATGCGATTAAATCAATGGGCGTTGTTCCCGATGGTTATGCCGTGAATCATTATCTAACTGATACTGATGCATGGTTCTTAATGACTGATGTTCCAAATGGATTCAAACATTTTGTTAGAACTTCTTTGGAAACGAGCATGGACGGCGATTTTGATACTGGTAATGTAAGATACAAGTCAAGAGAAAGATACAGCTTCGGCGTGTCTGATCCACTTGGTGCTTACGGAACTTCAGGAGCTTAATTTTTGTTATGGAACCCGTGATGTGGGGGTTTCTTACTCAACCCACATCAAACTTTTCTAGGGTAAACTTGTCCTACAGACTGACCTAGCAGACAATGCCAAGACGGTAGGACTTATTTCCGATGGAGGAAATTATGGCAAAATCAACCTTTTCAGGACCTGTAAGATCACTCG